TAAGCATAACCAAACCATTTTCATTTTTTTATATGTCAGGGTATTATATAGATTTAATTATGACTTCCAATTATAATGCCAATACTATTGTCAATTATGGCGATACCGTTTTAATTATCTTCCCCCAAACTCCGGGACCAATGGTTATAACCGTACCTGATTCCAATCAAAATAATGATCTTGTGGGGTCACCAGTGCCCATCAACCAGGCTGATCCATATCAATTGTTACCGTCTAATAATCCCCAATTGCCATCTCCAACGGTGGGACAAGCCATGTGGAATGCTGGTTATCTTAGACTAGTTAGATCTCAGTCGCAGGCTTCCGGACAACCACAATATATGTATAGTTCATCCGATGGCCATATGATGGCCCAAGAAGTATCTGGGATGGATTCCAATAGTATTTTCCAAATCTGGTTATTTCCCGATGTCAAAACCACGGCCAATATTCATTATGGTCAACAATTTCGACTTCTGAGTATGGGCAACTTTACTAACCCAGTTTATCAAAATAACATTTATGGACCGAATATTATGGCTGCCAAAGATAATACTAATTATTCTCTGATAATGTTTTTGCCAGTGCCTAATGGCAATATACAACAGGCTTATTTACAATGTTGTTTAGGTAATAGTTTGTATATTAATTCTGGCATTTGTGGAAATTATAATGGACGTAGTTGTACTGGCGAATGTGATGATTTGTTAACTAATTATTGTCAACAATCAGGTAATACAGATCCCAATTGTATATGTTTGATGCCAAGTAATTATTATGATTATGACCAAAACATCTTAGGCCCACCAACTTGCGCTTATAATCCTTGTATTCAACAAACTAGTGCCTACAAAACATCGACCTTATGCCAAACTCAATGTCAAATAAACTCACAAAATTGTCCACAAGCTTTGTCCTATCTTAACACACCCAATATTAATACTACTTACATTCAAAATCAATGTGAACAACAACAACCATCGCAACCATCGCAACCATCGCAACCATCGCAACCATCGCAACCATCGCAACCATCCCAACCATCCCAACCATCTCAACCATCCCAACCATCTCAACCATCCCAACCATCTCAACCAGGTACTACACCTGGCATGTCTACCCAACCGGTTAATCCTCCAATTTATTCTCCCATTTTCCCGCCAACACAACCAGGATATTCACCAATTTATTCTCCAATTCAACCATCCTCACCTTCGATCTCGCCCGTTTTATCGCCAAGTCCAGCAAGTCAGCCAAGTCCATCAGGTCCATCAGGTCCATCAGGTCCATCAGGTCCATCAGGTCCATCAGGTCCATCAGGTCCATCAGGTCCATCAGGTCCATCAGGTCCATCAAGTCCATCAAGTCTTGATACCAAAAAACGAGATAAATTATATTTAATTATTGGATTGGTTATCCTTGTGATTCTCATTGTACTAATTATTATTTTGTTGATTGTCAAAAAGAAAAAATCAAGTGAATCTGTTTAGTTTGAATTTTAATTCATTTCATTTGACAAAATAAAATGAATTAAACTAATTGAATTTATTGAATTAATTAGAAACAGACCAAATAGTTTCATAAGCCCGACGTATGTTGTTAATTTCATCTCTGGGTCCCTCATCCAGAATACCTTTAGCATAAGATCTAATTTTGTCAATGAGATAATTGTTTTCGGATGTGGTATAAATTTTGGCCTGGTAGGAAAGTGATCCACCACGACCTGCTCTGCCCAACATTTGGAAAATAGTTTTGATAGAATGTTGGTCCACAATAGATGGTGTTTCAATACCATTGTAAATAAATGGTTCATCAATCATGATGATATCGGATACAGCCAGATTTGTACCATAGGCAATGGAACTGTCTGTGAAAATAACTTTAACCATACCTATTTTGGCCAAATATAATACGGCGTTTAAATATTCATCATCCAAAGCAGGATTGTCCGTACTATAAATACCAATCCCGGATGCCAACATGGTCATAATATCAATAGAAACACCACTATTCATGGGCATATCATCCGGCCCGATGAGACTACCCACACCCAAATTGACAGGACACCCTACCATTTTTAAGTGCTCAGGCGAACAAATTTGCAACTCGGGTGGAAAATCCCATGTGGGTCTCCGGTCAATGATACTGGATGTGATTTTCCAAGAAGTGGGAAGAATTTTCTCTTTTTTATCGTTTTCCTTATTTTGTTTCTTGTCGCCATCATCCGATTTGGATTCAATACGTTTCAATGATTTCGCAAATAATTGTAATTCTTTATGATATTTGGACATGATAGTATCCAATCTGATTTGTTGGAAAATATTTCGATCAGTTTCACTATTCAAAAAATGATTAAAATTGGCACAATAAACTTGGTAGGCAGTGGTGACCGGATTACTACTAAATATTAAACAGCCACGACAAAAACGTGCAATGTCGGTCGTAAATATTTTGGACAAATCGATGCTTCGATCGACAGATTTGACCATGGAACAAGCTTGACTAATTAAATCATTCGAACCAATTGCCACTAATTGTTTTAACATTTGATAGGCAATTTGTTGGATACTTGATTGGTTAGCCTGGCTTGGATTTTCAAATAAATAATCCAAATCGGGTGTTGGAATGGAAAGTGATTCAAATGTCGAAACCATTTGTAACAATACTTCAAACGTATAAAATCGCCCAATAAATGGATTAGTTGGGATAGTGGCTAAAATGTGATTAATATCATCCACGTTTTGACATCCAACATGCGGTGCATAAAGTTCACCCTGTTTGGAAATCAGAGCGCAACCAATCTTGGCCTCGGTTGAAGAAAATGATTTGATAATCATATGACTATGTTTCCGTGTAATATCTTCATAGAAATCTCGAAGCTGGTCTAATGTCGGTAATGTGGCTGACATTAAAATAATTTTGGGTGGTGATAATTTCATGATATTGACAAAAACTTCTGTGGTCAACGAAAATCCGGAATCCACCATGAAACCAGTTTGCTGGTCAGCATCCTTAGTTAGTTCATCACCCACCAAAATATAATCCGGCACTTCAGGAATTCGTTGTGAAGTCAACGGATAATTGATTGGATCTCTTTGGTGTGCCGCCAAATATCTGTTTTTGCTAACGATGCATTTTTGGCGTTCTTCCAAAATCATTCGGGCAACATAAATATCACATAAATAAAGAACTGCCGTCTTGTGTGGATCACGTTGGTCCGAAAATGCAGACCATTTATAAATTAATTTATTTTCTTCCACATGATGAATGACAATAGCGAAAGAAATTCCCAGACCGTAAACCATGTGTGCTACCTCGAGTAACACAATTTCATTTGGACAACAAAACAATAATTTTGTTTGGCGATATTTTTGAGTTGAAATCAGCCATCCACACAGTGGCAAAATCATGGATGTCTTACCTGAACCCAACATGGTATGAACCAGAGCCAAATATTCATTATGATCGGGATCGGTCACAAAATCGAATATTTCTTTTTGTGATGGATACAATTGACATTTTTTTTCTTTTAACATGCCGTCATAAACTGTTTTGAATATCAAATTAGGATGATTGATAATGACATTCCTAGCACTAAAATTAATTGTTTGTTTGGCCTGGTTGATCCAATATGATATATCACTCAAACATTTTTTGGATATGGTCGGTATTTTTTCCTTTTCAATAAGTATTTTATGATAACCTACCACCAATTCTAATAACTCAATTTCTGTTTGGTCTACTTTGTTTTTGAGTTCTGACAATTCTTCTACTTTGGTATATTTAGAAGATTTTCTAGTTTCATATTGGTTCTGCTGTTCTATATATTTATCGATAAGTTTCTTGGCTTGTAACATCATTTTGAGCAAAACAATTTCTGCATATTTTCCTGTAAAAATGATAGAATTGCCAGAAACAACTTCGGTACTGGTTGCCCGAATTATGGCTTCCAAATCTTCATTAATTTTTTTCAAAATGTTGCGCATAATAATTTCATTTTTCTTGTTGGTGGCTTTTTTTCCACCTTTTTTATTCGAACCTTTCTTTTGTGATTTATTTTTGCCTTTACCAGTATCAATATTTGCCGCAATATCATCAGGCATTACCAATCCCAACGAAAGTAATTTGGTTCTAATTTCTGAATAAATTTCCTCGCCACAACAAGTGGTTGTCGTGGATTCTGGAATATTTGATGTGGCCAATATTTTTCCACTATTACATAAATTCCTCCAAAGATCTACCTCGCCACCAATATCTTTGGAAATGATATCCCAACGTTTTTTTCCAACACGATGAATAGCGTATTTGACATCTATGTTGGCTCGTCTCTTGGGATCAAGTAATTGATCCTGAACAGATTGAACAGATTGAACAGATTGAACAGAGTAACAACTCATTATTTTGTGAAGTTGGTATTATCTTTTTATGTCGGGACTTATATTTTTATCAAATAATTTTCAATTTTTTCTCGGTTTAGGAAAAAATTGAAAATATTTGAAGTTATTTAGTCCAAATAATTGTCCATGAAAACACAGAAAAACCGACTTCATGGAAATTTTGGACAAATGGGCCACGGAAATTTTCTTGTCGGCAAATACCATAGAACAACTTAACTTTTTAAGAGTTTATCCCATGTTTGGGATTGATCAAAAACGTTTGGTGGATTTGTGGATTGACACTTATCACAGATGTATGATTGATGAAATACTTATTGAAAATTTGAAATCTTTTATAATTATTGGTTTGTCCCATAATTATTTGGAACCTGATGAATCACGATGCTTGATTCTTATGGAAATATTTAGAAATCTGGGAACCAGTTACAAGTTACTAGAATCTCGACAAGCAAAATTAAAGTCGATGATTTCTGATTTTCGTTTGCCCAAATTTATTACTCCAGTCTCCACAATCAAACAGTCTCGCAGTCTAAGTCTCAGTTTAGGTTCGAAATTGAGATATTCCAGAATCTTGGCTTATAACCTGAAATTGTTCGATGGATGCAGAATATTAGATAATGATATTAAAATTTTGGCAGCCATTATTAATTTGAAATACACTTATTTATTTAACAAGTTAACGCCCCATGAAATAATAAATCGTAGTCTTGATTGTAATTATCCAAGTCCGACTTTGGTTCAAATATTTAATTTGTTTGACAAATTATCTAGTATTGTGCCAAATGAAATTTTGGTCAAATGCAAAAGCAAATCTGACAGAATCAATAGCATTAATAAATTTATTACCCTGGCCGAAAATTTTTTGGATATGAGAAATTATGAAGCCTTTTTTGCAATCATATCTGGTTTGTGTCATAGTTCTATCAGTAGAATCAAATCATTGTGGCATCCCGGTAAGAAGCACACCAAGAAATTTTTGCAACTTGAAACCATTATCCAACATGATGGTGGCTACCAAAATTATCGAAATATTATGCCTCGCAAAGAAAAGTGCATACCATATATGG